GTAGCCCGTGGTGGCGGCGTTCGCCCCTTCGCCCGTGGTGGCGGCGTTCGCCCGGTAGCCCGTGGTGGCGGCTTCTGCGCCTGAGGCAACCTGCGCCGCAATCGCCACCGCATCAGCGCCAGCAATGATGGCCGTTTGCTTTACGCGGGTGGTAGTGTCCAGCTCGTCAAACAACTTGCCCACCAGCCAATCAGCGTCATCACCGCGTTTTTCAGCGATCAGCGCGCGGTACACCGGCACGAATTCAGCGCCCTCGGGGAACTTGCCCAGAAACCAGCGGTAGCCATCGCTGCATGCGGCCCACGACTTCACGCGGTCTTTGGTGATCTGGAGGTTGTTGGTGGTCGCGGTCGAATCAGCCATACTGGCTCCTTGGGTTATGTTTTGCATTGCGCCTCCTGGGCGTAAAAAAGCCCGCGTGGTGCGGGTTGTTGGGTTAGGTGGTTGTTGCTGGCTGCTTCGCCTTGTCGTAGGCCTTGATGCCCCACGCGATCCAGCAACTCGCGCAGCCGTGCTGCAACTACTGTTGCGGTCATATATCTCCTATCTGCGCTGAATAAAAAGCGCCCCGGCTTGCGGGGCGAACCCCTGCGCAAGGCAGGAGGGGAGGGATTGAAGATGGCCCCGGACTTCTACCGGCGCGGTAATGCATTCACCATCTGGCAAGCAAGCGACACGGCTTACTCCCTTGCGGGCTGTCGTGAGGACTCTTTCGAGCTGCCTTGCACTTGCTTGCCTGAAAGTCCTGGGCATCCCGCCCAGGTGGTTTGGTGGCTAGACAAACATCGCCAAGCTATCTTCGCTGCTGCTGTATCGGATGCCGCAACGTGCAAGAACTTCGATGTCTTCTGGCGTGGCAACTTTTGCCAACTCGTCACAATCAATGTCGAGCCAGATTTCGTCATGTCCCGCCGACGAAACTATGTCTCGTTTGCTTCCGGGTAGCAGCTTGTCAAGCAAGTTGAAAGCGTGCAAATCAGGACGACCCGGGATGTCTTTGTTTTTCAGAAAGACACCATCGTTCTTCTCAAACTCTGCGTGTAAGTCTTCGACCATCTCTCATCTCCTTCAAGTTCATTGATCCGAGGGGGCTGGGTTGGAGGCAGCCTGTAAGCTGCGCTTACTAGTTGCTATGCGGTTCTGCTAGCCATTTGTCGCCTTCGGCCTTGATTTCATCCATGATTTCTTCGCGGCTTTTCGGGAGGCCCTCGGCGTTCGTGTTGAATGGATTGATGGTCTGGAAGAACTTGCGCGTTTCCTGCCTATTTTTCCCAGACTCAGGGTCCTTCCAGCGGCGAGTCCGTTTGATCGCCACTTCGTAAAAGACGTGCCGCATCTCTCATCTCCTTCATATTTCATAGTTCATTGATCCGAAGGGGCGTGTATGGACGGGCCGGGCTTGATTCCGGCTTAAGCGTGTTTTCGGGTCCGACCATTACGTCATTCGACCGGAGGTATTCATGCGGGCAGCCGAAGCTGAACCCCAAACGCTGGGCATTCCTCGTCGCGCGCTTCCTTCAGCGCCGCCGCCCATACAAGCCCCCTCAAAGCCTCATCCCACTCACTGAATGGGGCGGGGCTACTCGCCTTCGAACTTCCCGGTCGAGGCTTGCAGATACAACCCGTCAGCTTCAAAGGACAAGGCAATTGCGTGCTCCTCAATCGGCATGCCTGCCTGTGCGGCATGGATCAGCACCTTCCGCGATGAATTCATCTGCAATTCGGCCGAGTGCCTAGCGACGACTGCGATGGCCAGCGTCAGGCCCGCAACGCCTGGGTGCTGTTCACGCATCTTTTCCAGCTCGCGTTGAGTCACCGCGAGCGCGGCATGCCCGCCTGTGTCCAGCAGCAGCCGGTTCGCGCGCTTCTGCGGCACTTTGCATTTCATTGGCCGTGCGCCGGGAATTTCAAGTTGTTCTTCCATGCTTCTCTCCTTGGTTAAATAGCCCAAGTACCTCTTTCACAGGCACTTGGGCTAGCCCCGCGTGAGCAGGGCGGGGGTGGTTAGTTCGTCCCGCAAATCACACCCAGCACATAGCGGAGGTTTTCAGTAACTCCGTTGCTGGAGTCCTGGTCCAGATGAATGCCGTCAGTCCATGCCACTTCCACAGCATCGAAGCTGGCGTAATGGACGTTCCGCTCTATGGCCACGCCGCGCACTGCGGTCCTGATGGCGGCGACCCGGGCGTATATCTCTGGCTCAACCCGGTTCTGGTCGAGCTTGGTGATGCCGGTGATGACGGGGATCTTTCCCTGCATCCGGATGTAGTCCACCAGCACGCGGTAGTCGTGGGCGACCTGGGCAACGTGGAAGGGCTCTGTGCGGAAGTCGTTGATGCCGGTCTGGATGACGACGATGTTGCTCGGGTGGTCTTCCGCGCCGTAGGCCTGCTGAGGGCCGGATGGGAACAGATCAACCCAGGCTTCCGGGAAGGGTGTTGCATAGCCCCGCAGTAGGTCATAGGTCCGCAGCCCCCCGGCCGTCTTGTCGGTGACCGTGTAGCCAAACTTGCGCAGCCAGTCGGCCGGAGTGGTTTTCAGTCGCCATGTGGTCTTGTTGTTCACGAACCCGAACAGGACGCTGTCCCCGTTCAGCTCGACCGTGCAGGCTTCCAGCCCTTTGGTGTGGTTGACTTCTTGAGCAGATGCGCCGCAGCCCACCAGGGCAATTGCAAGCGCGATGGCCAGTAAGTGACGCATGTGATTCCCCAATGAAAAAGCCACCCGGAGGTGGCTGTTGAAAATCCAAAGCGGTCTTGGTGAAGGCGGCTTTGGGTTTGCCACTCTCTCGAATGGCGATGCCGGTTACGCAATCCGGCGGTATTGCACCCGCGTTTAGGCCCGATGTATGCCGCTGGCGCCGCCCAAGCACTTCATGTCTTGAGTCGCTGAATCCAGCTTGGTAGCTCCGATCTGAGGCTGCATATACGTTGTGGCGGCGTCTCCTGGCTATCGCGGGGTGGGCGCTCCCGCAGCCATCAGCCAACTTGAATCCCATGCCGTCTGTCGCGCGGCTTTCGCGTGCTTTTGCTGAGTGGCCGGGTCGTCCGGCTCAGGTGGGTTGCATGTGTTTTCCTTCGCAGCGCTGGGCTGCCTGGTTGTTGAGGTGCTATCGCCCGCACCGGAAAGGGCGGCTCTTTTGTCTCACGCGGTGTGCCCTGCCGCGTCGTCAGCACCTCGCGGCGCCTTCGCTTACTCCGTTTACCCACTTTGGGGACTGGAGACGGTTTCCCGCGCTGCGCGCTGTTGATCACTGCACGCGGCTATTGCTCATCCTCAGTTTTTAATGAACTCATTCGTGGTGACCGCCGATCCGCTCACCCTGTCGCTGCGTTTTGCTGCGATGGGTTGAAGTATAGAGACTCTATACATGGTGTCAAGCGTTTCTGAACTAAAAGTGTGGAAATTCTGCACTTTCTGTAAACTCGCGCCAAGCGCCACCCCGGCGCGCAACAGGAGCCACACATGACAGAAGCGACAGGCGAAAAAAAACCCGCTCATGGCGGGCGCGCGGGGCGTTGTGTGTCAGCGGTGTTTCAGCAAGTCGATCAACCGTTCGCGTTCGGCAGTCATGGCCGCAGGGTCGGTAAAAACGGCCTGATTGAGCGCATCAGGCGCAGAGCCGCTTTTCTCTGCTTCCTTGGTGCATTGCAGGGCCTTGCGCAAGCGGGCGGCCTGGATGCGCCCGGCGCGGCGGTAGAGCAAATCCCAATCGCTCTCGCTGATGTCGGCAATGCAAGAGCAGTGCGCGCCGCGCATGCGAATGAGGCGGCTGCGCACCTGGTCGGCGATGGCGTTGTACTCGTTGCGCCGATCCCGTCCGATGGCCAGGCGGTGGCCAAGAATGAACCCGATCAAGCCAGTAACCAAAGGGGCGGCAAGCTGGACAACCGGACTACGCAGCAGCTCCTGGAAGCTCTCTTGCTCCATTGTGTGATTTCCTTTTTGGTGTCGCTACTGCTTGGCTATGCCTGGGCATATCGACCCTGGTTCTAGCCATCCTCCCACTTGCCCAGCACTGTGCGGGCTACCGTTCAACAAGGCGCCGCGACTTGCGGCACTCCTTCACATCCACCAGCGTCTTAAACCGGTGGTCCTCTTTGGTGATCCACTGCATGTTGCTGGGCCGATCCTCGCCGCCCGCGCATAGCGGCGTCACATGATCCACCTCCCAGCCCGGGCAGGCCCCGCGCTTGAGTCCGGTGACCGGGCAGGGGTTCTCATTGCGGAACGCCCGCACCTGGGCCTGGTCGCGCGGGATCTTTGCGAAGGTGGGCAGGGTCAGGAGTAGGGCGGCCAGTAGGGCAGCTACTTGCGCGCGTCCGATTCCATCTTTTCGCATGTGCTGGCAATGAATCTCGCTGTGTCTGGGTCGTTGGATTTCTTCCCAAAATCCTTCCAACACAGCTCAATGGCCGACTGCTGCGCTGACTTGGCCTTGCCTTGTGGCGTGTTGCCAGAGCAAGACCCAATGAGCACCAGCAGCGCAAAGCCACCAGCGGGCACGCCCAGCGCCCACTTCCACCAGCTCGACCCACCACTCTTTGGCGGGTTCATCACTGGTGGCGGCATGTCCTGGTAGTAGCGCCCGACCTTCGGCGCTTCGCTTGCCACTGGCGCGCCGCAGTGTGGGCAGGCCGCCGCCTTGTCGCTAATCTCCTTGCCGCATTCGGCGCATGCAATCAGTGCCATCAATCCTCCGTTATCCGTCTTCCCATTTCCCCAGCACCGTGCCCAGGATGTGAAACTTCTCCCGGATGGGCTCGTGGGATGGATTCAGCGGCTGCAGCCATTGGCGGCCGTCCTCGTTCTTGTAGACCTTGAACGTCACTTCGTCGGTGCCATCAAGGCAGGCCACCACCCGATCTCCGTTGCTGGGGTTCTTGCGCTCTGGGTCCACGAAGATGTAGCAGCCCTCGGGGTAGGTCCTGCTGTTGCCGCTGGGCGCCGTCATGGAGTCGCCGCGCACGCGCAGAGCAAACGTGCTGCCGCTGTGGCTGACGGGGCAATCCATCCAGCGGTCGGCCTGGCCTGGCAGGTGTGGATCTGCAGCGTTGCACCACTCACCGGCCTGCACCCAGGAAATCAACGGCACCTTGCCACGCAAGTCTGGGCCTGGCTCTGTATTGGCGACGCCCTCAAGCGGAAGCGGGTAGCCAGTCAGGGCTGAAACGCGCTTCATCTGCTCGAAGCTGGGCTTGTGTCGCCCATTTTCCCAGCCGGAGACATTGCCTTTCGACATCTCCAGTTTTTCGGCCAATCCGTCCTGCGTCAGCTGCGCGTGCTTGCGGGCCGCCCGGACCCATTCATTCGTGCTCATGGAGGAAATGTAAAGAACATCTGAACAAATTGGGTACTGAAATGCTTGACCTTGTGGGTGCAGAAGTTCTATACTGGTATCGAAATTCTGAACAGGACAACCGATGCACCCGATCGACAAAGCCGCCGACATCATCGGCTCACAAACCGCACTGGCGGCAGTGCTGGGCGTCAGCAAGGGCGCCGTCAGCCAGTGGAAAGACGAAGACCGCCGTGTTCCTGCCGCCCATTGCGTGGCGATTGAGCAGCAAACCAAAGGCGCCGTCACCCGCCGCGACCTGCGCCCCGACGACTGGCACCTGATTTGGCCCGAGCTGGCCAAGCCCGCCCGCAAAGCCAAGCACTCGGAGGCCGCCCATGGATAAGGCGACCTCCCGCATTGTTCTGGGTATCAGCCGTTCTTTGCAGCGGCTGAAAAAAGCGCAACGTAGTTCTCCAGAACTGCATTCCGCGCTCGCGCTTCCGCAGGTGGCGTTTCCTCGTCGTCCTGAAGCGCTTCTTCCTGAGCAATCTTCAGGTGCAGAGCTGCCTGAGCGCAAGCAAGCGCCGGGAGCGTCTGAATGATCGCGTTCAACGTCATTGACAACGCCAAGGTGTGCCCATTGAGCACGTCTATTTCTTCGTTCATGGCCGGGGCCTCTCTTTTGAAGTTGGGGAACCTCAATCGTAGAGCAACCCCGGCCACCAATCTTCCAGAGCCAAAGCAGCAGGAGGCCGCGTAAATGACAAAACCTTTGATCGTAGTTCGCCCGCGCCACACCATCGCCGTTGAAGCCCTCGACAACCTGCGCGAGTACATGCACTCGCAGGTCAATGAAGAGTACGCCGTGCTGGTAATCCCAAGCCATGTCGATGTTTACCGCACTGCTGAGGGCCAGGCAGTCGAGTTGTCTGAGCCGCAGCCTCAGTTCATTGAGTTCCCGCACAAAAAAGGCTTCTGGGAGCTGGTCTTTGAGTGGTTCGACCGCAAAGCCAAGCCCACCACAGAGGCCGCGTAACCCATGGCCGCAGACAAGTCCGAGCTGCGCCAGCTCGCCCCCAACCACCTGCTCCAAGCCCTTGACGCCATCGCCATGGCAAAGGGCTTGGAGCGCCACGCATACATCGAAGCTGTGCTGACGGCAGAGGTAGTGAAAGTGGGCCATGAAGCAATGGTCGTCGCTCGCTGCCTGCAGGGCAATCCGCTGCTGTCGGATGACGCGGGAGTGACCCCATGAATGCTTTCCAGATGGCCCGCCCACGCGGGCAAGACACCGCGCCCTCCAAGGCACCGCGCAAGACCAACCTCAGCCGCGCGCCCATTGAGGGCAATGTGCAGCAGGCCTTGGATCGCAACGGCCGACGCACGGTGAGCCTGTCGCCACGCACTGCTGGCGCTATCACCATCGAATCGCGCGAGCAGAGCGCCGCCAGCGTGGCGAAGCGCCGCAAGATCAGCAAAGGGGGCACCAAGTGATGCAAGCCCAGCACCTGGTTCGCGCCAGCGACCCTCTCTCCAGCGTTCTCGCAGCCGAGCGCGCTATCAAGTTCGCAGGCAACCACTGCGACCGAATCCTGGCCGCTCTGGCCAACGGCCGCCAAGCCACCGCCCACGAACTGCAGAGCATCACCGGATTGACCGTGGTGCAGATCGACCGCCGCCTCCCAGAATTGCTCAGGGCTGGCCGTGTCCAGGTCGTGCAGCGTGGCGGCATGGATCTGATCCGTGGTGGTGCGCGGGTGTGGGAGGCGGTATGAGCTATCAAGCCTACGAAGCCGCAAAACGCGCATGGATCGCCGCGCACCCTGGCGCAACACCTGAGCAATACGACGCAGCAATGCGGGCGATTGCAGAGCGGCTGGGGGTCTGATGCGCTATGGTTTCATCTACTGCCTGGGGAACGAGTCTTTCCCAGGCCTGTACAAGGTCGGCTTTACCGAGCGTTCCCCAACGCAGCGAGCAGAGGAAATCTCGCGCGGCACCGGCGTGCCTTCGCCCTATTGGGTCATCTGCTACTTCGAATGCGAGCAGCCCGAGCGCGTGGAACGCGAGATCCACAACATGCTCGCTCGATACAGGCCAAACCATTGCCGTGAGTTTTTCAGCGCTCCGCTTGAGCTGATTGCGGCCTTGTTTTTCCATCACCGTGACAACTTGGCATGGGTAGACCGCACCCTCTACGAGGCGACCGGCGAGCACCCATGGCATGCCAGCAACCCATATGAAAAGGCGGTGTGCTGATGGCCCGTATCCGCACTATCAAGCCCGAGTTTCCCCAGTCCGAGAGTATGGGACGCGTCTCACGCGAGTCCCGCCTGTGCTTCGTTCTGCTATGGACCCTTGCTGATGACGCCGGAAGGCTTCGCGGCAATTCGCGAATGCTCGCGAGCCTTCTGTACCCCTACGACGACGACGCCAAGAACCTGATTGACGGGTGGCTTGCCGAACTTTCCAGCGAGGGCTGCATCGCCCGCTACGAGGTTGATGGCACAAGCTACGTTCAGATCAGCGCCTGGCTCGAACACCAGAAGATCGACAAGCCCAGCGCCTCGAAACTGCCCGAACCACCCACGAAATCGCGAAAGCTCGCGAAGCTTCGCGAGGATTCAGCTGCGGAAGGGAGAGGAAGGGAAGGGAAAGGAGAGGATGGCGATGAGCCCTCGCGCCGCGACGACTCCCCGCCGACATCCCCGCCCGTCGTTTCCATCCCCCTGGTGGAAAGCTCCGAGTACCCGGTGACGGCCGAGATGATCGCCGAGTGGCAGCAGGCCTACCCCGCTGTCGATGTTGAGCAGCAGCTGCGCGAGATGCGGGCTTGGAGCCTGGCCAACCTGCCAAACCGCAAGACCGCCCGGGGCGTGAACGCATTCATCGTCCGCTGGCTGGGCAAGGAGCAGGACAGCGGCAAGGGCGGCGCACGCAGGGCGCATCAGCAGGACCTTGGAGCGTTCGTATGACTGGCCAGGACGCAATCCTCAACATGCGCCGCAACGGGAAATCCCCGGGCTACGTGTGGGTGGATGACTGCGCTGCCACCTGTCTCAACGATGGGGCGCACGTCACCCTGGCCGCCCGCGACGTGCCCGAGCAGCAGGACTGGCGTTTCCTGGTCGGCCTGCAGGTGATGGTGTCCGGGGAAGACGCGGGGCGCGTGGAGCGCATCGCCGCCGCCTGCGCCGAATACGCCAAGCGCGTCATCGCATCCACCCACCTGATCAACCGCGAAAAGATGGACTGGCTGGGCCGCCCGTCATCGACGGTTGTTCGCATCACCGACACGCAAGGAGTTTTGACATGGCCCAGGTGATCTACGAGGACGAAATCGACTTCGCGAAGTACGAGCGCGAGACGGATGCAAAGCAGAAGGTCAAGCCCGCATCGCAGTGGGTGCAAGAGCTGATCGACCGCATCAACAACCCGATCAAGGAGCGCCGCGCGCTGATGCCTTGGCGCAAGACCCACAACATGGTGGCCTTCCGCAAGGGAGAGGTGACCGTGTGGGGTGGTGCCAACGGCAACGGCAAGAGCCTGGTTACCGGCCAGATCGCCCTGAGCCTGATCGCGCAGGACGAGAAGGTGTGCATTGCCAGCTTCGAGATGAAGCCTGCCAAGACCTTGGAGCGCATGGGCCGCCAGTATTCCGGATTCAACGCCGACGATCCGGCATTCGCTGGCAGCACCGCAGCGAAGCTGGAATTGGTCAAGGTCTACGAGGAATTCAAGGAGTGGACCAATGGCCGCCTGTGGCTGTACGACCAGCAGGGCACCGTCACAGCAACCCAGGTGGCCGCCGTGGTGCGCTACTGCGCGAAGGAGAAGGGCATCACCCATTTCTTCGTGGACAGCCTCATGAAGTGCGTGGCCAGCGAGGACGACTACAACGGCCAGAAGATGTTCGTGGACGAGTTGACCGCCATTGCGCGGGACCACGGCATCCACATCCACCTGGTGCACCACATCCGCAAGCCAGCCGACGAGAACCACAAGCCCAGCAAGTACGACTACAAGGGCACTGGCGCCATCACCGATCAGGTGGACAACGTGATCAGCGTGTGGCGCAACAAGGCCAAGGAAAAGAAGCGCGACGAAGGCAAGCCCGTCGAGGACAAGGAGCCTGACGCCCTGCTTATCTGCGACAAGCAGCGCAACGGCGAGTGGGAGGGCTCCATTGGTCTGTGGTTTGACCGTCAGTCGATGCAGTACGTGGGCGGGCCCGGCGACGAGCCTTTGATCATGTACCGCCACCCGGAGGACTGCTGACATGCCGCAGAAGCTCCACTGCGCCCGCTGTGGCCGCGTCACACTGCACCCCGCCGTAGTCATCGGTGCCCAGCCCTTTGGCCGCGTGGCCGCGCGCGTGGCCTGGGTGGGGAAGTTGTCGGCCTCACGGCCAAGGAGTGGTTGAAATGAATTGCAAACCTGGAGATTTGGCGGTGGTTGTCCGAGGGCAAAACGCCGGAGTACTGGTTGATGTTGTAGAGCCTCACGCTCTATTCCGTGGGGCATGGCGCGTTCGCGTGCATAGCTATGCCATTGGGGACTTTGGCCCGGTTGAGAAGGGCGAATTCACTGGGTGTATGGATAGCAAACTTCGCCCCATCCGCGACCCAGGCGAAGACGCCCGGGATGAAACCCTGTCCTGGCTGCCGGTGCCCAGCTGTGAGGTTGTGGAGGCATGACCACGCTGCACCTCACGCTCCCATGGCCGCCCACGGCCCTGAGCCCAAACACCCGCCAGCACTGGTCCTCGCTCTCGCGCGCCAAGAAGGCCTACCGCCACGCCTGCGCCCTCACCGCCCGCCAGCAGGGCGCGTCCCGCTCCTATGCGAAGAAGCTGCACGTCTCCCTGGTGTTCGTGCCGCCGACGCGCCGGGCCTACGACCTGGACAACCTGCTGGCCCGGATGAAGTCTGGCCTGGATGGGCTCGCCGACGTGCTGGGGGTGGATGACCGCCATTGGAAGCTGGAGATCGACCGGTCCGACGAGATCGGCGGATTCGTGCGCGTGGAGGTCACAGCGTGAAAGCCATGCTCATCAAGTCCCCCAAGGGCCTGGTCGGCAGCACGCCCGCTGATCAGGACGCATGGGCCAAGTTCAAACGCCGCCTGGAAACCATGAAGCCCGGCACCTGGCTGCGGATGGAGTGGAGCCGGCCGCGTAACGGAGCCCACCACCGCAAGATGTTCGCGCTGCTGCAGCTGGTGGCCGAGAACAGCGAAACCTACAACACGCCCGAAAAGGCGCTGGTGGCGGTGAAGCTGGCCGCAGGCTACTTCGACCCGGTTCCCGACCCGCGCACGGGCGAAATCGTGCCGGTGCTGCACAGCGTCAGCTACGACGCCATGGACCAGGACGCTTTCGAGGCTTTCTACAGCGCCGCCCTGGACGGAGTGCTGCAGGTCATCTTGCCGACGATGCCGCGCGAGATGGCCGACCACCTGATGGAGATGATCGTGGAGGGCTGGGCATGAAAAGAACCGGCTTCCGCCCCCGCGCGCCCCGCCGCGAGCAGCGCGACCCAGACCGCGTGCGCAGCATGCCCGCCGTGACGCCCGGCGCATTCCGCGCGCCGCAGCCGGTGGCCACCGCCCCAGCCCCGGTGCCGAAGGTGGAGCCCATCCGCTGCAAGGCCTACCTGCGCCTGGTGGCCCAGCTGCCGTGCAAGGCCTGCGGCATCTGGGGCTACAGCCAGGCCGCGCACGCCAACGCTGGGAAAGGCATGGGCACCAAGGCCTGCGACCTGCAGACCTTCCCCTTGTGCTCCGACCGCCCGGGCCAGCGCGGATGCCACAGCCTTTTCGACCAGGGCGCGCTGTTCAGCAAGGAGGCCCGCCGCCTGATCGAGCCCGCGTGGGTGGCCGACACCCAGCGCCGGATTCAGGCCAAGGGTGTTTGGCCCAAGACTGCAGGAGCACCAACGTGACTTACCAGCCGCCACCCTGCCCAGTCTGCGGCGCATGGACCGAAGTCCTGGAAACCCGCCGCCGCCAGACCGGGGCCGTTGCCCGGCGCGTCGAGTGCGCCAACCTTCACCGGTTCACGGACTACGACCGGCAGCCAGTCCAGGCCGAGCAACCACCACCTGCAAAGCCTGAGCAAGCCGCGCCCGTTGAAACCACCGTGGCCCGGGCGATCCGCCTGCGGCCAGCGCTGCACACGATTTGGATGAACTGAAAGGGAGAACATGTACCAAGACGACCGCCGCACCATTGAGGAAAGCTACGCATCGGCAACGGCCAGCTCTGACCTGCGCTGTGACACCCGCGAGGGCGCGCCGCGCTCAGACACGGACCTGCTGATCGCCGCAGGCTGGTCGCCCAGCCGCATCGGGGCCGCACTGCTGCGCCTGCACACCGAGTGGGACGGCGCCGAGCACCTGCGGCCAGCAGCCGGGGCGGACTTCAGCCGTGCCGCCCAACAGCGGCCCGCCGACACCCAGAAGCCGCCGCAGACCCCGGCAGCCGCCCGGGCCAAGGCCGAGAAGCTGGCCGCCGAGCACAACCAGCAGCAGGCCAAACTGCTGATGTCGCACTTGAAGACCATGCCAGTCGTCCGCGAGCAGCTGACCCTGCAGCTCCTGAAGTGGAAGGTGGAAGACGCCGAGCAGGTGGCCGGGGCCCTGCTGCGCTGGTGGCTGGCCCCCAACTGCCACGCCTGCCACGGCCGCAAGTTCGAAGTGATACCTGACACCGGCCGCCTTTCGAGCAAGCAGTGCAAGCCCTGCGGAGCCACGGGAAAGTTACGGATTCCGCACGGGGATGCGGGGCGCAGGCTGGCGAACTTCATGGATGACTGTGTGCACCGCGCACGCCAATCGATCAAGAAACGCTTGCACCCAGCCGCTGGCCGTGTATGATTGCGGTAGAGGGCCGCAGAGAATGCTGATTCTCTCGCGCCTCGAAGTTCTGCCGGATGCCCGCAGCCACAGCCTGGCCATCGCCTGTAGCGACTGCGGTAGATGCTGATGGCACAACTCGCCCTGAATTTTTAAAGCCCGCTGGTTCGCCCCGCGGGCTTTTTCGTTTCTGCCGTGTGCCCGAGAGGCCTAAGGGTGACTAGAGCAAAAGGTCTGCGCGGCGCCTAGAGCCAATGCGCTTGACTTCCTGGGTTCGAATCCCAGCGCGGCACCACGTTCGCGGGCCTGCTGAAAAATCTTGTCGGACCCCGTTCCCAAAAGCAGCAGCGCCCGCAACACATTCCGCTCCCCGTTCATCCTGGAAACTGACCGGGAGCGCCAGGGGTAAATGGCGCTTGAACTCCGCCTGTGCCCACAGGTCATCAGCCAAGGTGCGACGGCAAGCCCTGCGGCCCATGTGGGTCGTTGTCCGAAGGGCTCTTAACTGGGGAAGTGCATGGCATCCATGACCATCAAAGTTCGCATTGCATGGTGGGTGCGTTGGTATATCTCCGGCGTGGCGCTGTGCTCCCTGCTAACTGGGTTGGAGCCCGACATGGAGAAGGTCAAGGCCAGGGTGATCAAGGGCGTGCGCTTGTCATGAAGCTCCAGCGCATCCCCAACAGGCTGGCATCCATCGCAACCAACCGCCTGCCAGCGCTCCAAGCCAAGGCAGGCACAGATACTGATTGCAGACAGGAAGTGGAAGCCTGAAAATAGGCGAGCCCCCAAGGTACTGGACATACCAAGGAGGCTCTAACCATCAACGAAGGGTGAGTTCGTATGACAGCTGTCGAAGATTCTACGTCTACAAAGACCTGCCCGAAGTGCGGCGAAAGCAAGCCGGCCACTTTGGAGTTTTATTACGCCAGGAAATCTCGGCTGCAGTCGCACTGCAAGACGTGCACGGCAGCGGCCAAAGCGGCCAAGGGGATTGCAGACAATCCAGAGTATCACCAGGCCAAGCAAGATCTATTGCATGGCTTGAAGCATTGCGTCGGCTGCTCATGCACGAAGCCGCTTGCGGAGTTCTACAAGAAGGCGAAATCTGTCACCACGCTATGTAGGCCATGCCAGCTTGAGGCGCAGTCAAAGAAGCGGCTGGATAAAAGCCCGGCTCTGGCGCAGAGGCGGAAGCTGGAGATGCGCGGGGAGAAGCAGTGCTCTTGTTGCCTAGCAATCAAGGCCGCGACTGCAGAGCACTTCTACATTGACCGCGGACGATGCACATCTAGATGCATCGCATGCTGCCTTGCCTATCGAAAGAGCTACAGAGAAACAAACCCTGAGTTGGTGAAAGAACAACTCAAGGAGTGGGCGAAGAAGCACAAGAAATACGTGGCCGACAAGCGGAGTGAGTGGGCCAAAAAGAACGCTGCTACACGCAAAGCCTACAACGATGCGTACTACGTACGAAACAAGCAGACCTTCATCAATGGCAATAGTCGGCGGTCCAAAGCCAGGAGAAAGACCGATCCTGTGTTCGCCATGACGTGTCGCATCAGATCCGCCGTAGGTGACGCATTTAGGCGAATGGGCTACACGAAGCGTTCAAAGACGCAAGCGATATTGGGCTGTAGCTGGATGGAGTTCAAGACTCACATCGAGCGGCAGTTTGTGAAAGGCATGCATTGGGGTAACAGGTCGGCGTGGCACATTGACCACATCATCCCGATTGCAACCGCCATCACAGAAGACGATGTGGTGCGGCTTAACCACTTCACTAATTTGCGCCCCATGTGGGCACTTGACAATATACGCAAGGGCGCAGAGATCACATCCTTGCTCTGAAGGGTGACATGGCCTACGACAACAGTGATGGTCGTCTGCGGGGTAGGAAGCTCCAAGCGACCAGGCTGCGCATTTGGTCGAGCGACCCGCACTGCGCCATGTGCCGCAAGCTGCTGGCCTATCCCCATGGGTTCGAGCTGGACCACAAGCAAGCGCTGCACAAGGATGGCAGCAACGATGACGAGAACATGCAGGTGCTTTGCCCTCCTTGCCACCAGGTGAAGACGGCGCAGGACATGGGGTTCAAGGAGCGGGCCAAGTTCGATGCCGATGGGCGCGTGCTCTGGTAGTTCGATTTCAGGAGTACACATGGACCGCACGCAGCACCCAACGAACAACGCCGTACTGGGCGCACCACAAGGGTGGGACCAGAAGGATGTGCCATGCGGCGCGCTGGCCATCACGCGCACGGAGATGGGCGGCATGCCCGCTGTTGTGTCGTTCTGGAAGCCAACAGCCGATGAGCTGGCGGCCCTGAACGCTGGGCAGTCGGTCGCGCTGTGGGTATGTGGCTCGACCATGCCGCCTGTTGCGCTGTCGGTCGAGGCATAGCCGGGGGCTTCGGTCTTTGGGTCTTTCAGGCTGGAAACCGACCTGTTCCCTCTTCGCGCACACCCGCGTAATGAGAACCTTTTTTAGGAGTGGCCACGATGGCAGGCAGACGCCCGAAACCCACTGCGTTGCGGCTGGTTGAAGGCAATCCTGGCAAGCGCGCGGTCAACAAGAAGGAGCCGAAGCCCAAGCGGGTGATCCCGGCATGCCCTGCGTACCTTTCGGACGCGGGGAAGGTGGCCTGGGGGCGCCTGTGCGTGCTGCTGGACCGCATGGGCGTCCTCACAGAGGCTGATTCGCTCGCGCTTGAACGCCTGTGCGACTGCTACACCGAGATTTTGGAGTGCCGCGAGCTGATCGCGCGTGACGGGCGCACCTACAGCAGCGTCACGACGCGCACAACGAGCGAAGAGGGCGAGGAAACGACCGTCGAAGAGGTCAAGTCCTTGCTGAAAGCAAACCCGGCGGTGGCAATGATGGCCGACGCCGACCGCCGATTCAAGAGCTACCTGGTGGAGTTCGGGCTGACGCCTGCCGCCAGGTCGAAGGTCCATGCAACCCCCGATGACGACAACAAAAAAGACCCGCTCGCCGAGTTCTTCGGGAGCTGATCCGGTCACGGAGTACGCGCAATCGGTGGTGGATGGTGCTCGAGTGGCGGGGCCGCATGTGCGCGGCCAGTGCGCGCGGCACCTGCGGGACCTGAAAGAGGGCAAAAAGCGCGGCCTGGTGTGGAACGTGGACGAGGCCAACAAGGCGCTACGGTTCTACAGCAACGTGTTGAAGCTCAACGGCGGCGACTTCGAGGGCAAGCCGTTCAACCTGCTGCCCTGGCAGAAATTCGTGGTCGGCTCGCTGTTCGGCTGGCAGGGCACGGATGGATACCGCCGGTTTCGGGTGGCCTACGTCGAAACCGCCAAGGGTTCGGGCAAGAGCCCACTGGCGGCCGGGGTGGGGATGAAGGGCTTGGTGGCCGACAACGAGCCACGCGCGGAAATCTACAGCGCTGCCACGAAAAAGGATCAGGCAATGATCCTGTTCCGTGACGCTGTTGCCATGGTGGACCAGTCCCCAGAGCTCGCCAAGCGCCTGACCAAGAGCGGCACAGGGGAACGGGCCTGGAACCTGGCCTACACCGCCCAGGGCGCCTTCTTCCGGCCCATCAGCAGCGATGACGGGCAGTCTGGTCCCCGGCCGCACATCGGATTGATCGATGAGCTGCACGAGCACAAGACGAACACGGTGGTGGAAATGATGCGGGCCGGCACCAAGAGCCGGCGCCAGGCGCTTATCTTCATGATCACCAACGCCGGGCACAACCGCATGGGACCCTGCTGGGGGTATCACGAGTACGGCGCGAAGGTTGCCTCGGGCGAGGTGGAAGACGACGCATTCTTCCCCTACGTGTGCAGCCTGGACGAAAAGGACGACCCGTTCGCCGATGAATCCTGCTGGTCGAAGGCCAACCCAAGCCTGCAGGACGCCGATTTGCCGGGGATGAAGTACATCCGCGAGCAGGTGGTCGAGGCAAAGGGCATGCCCTCCAAGGAGGCCATCGTCCGGCGCCTGAACTTCTGCCAGTGGACCGACGCGGAATCGCCTTGGATCTCGGGCGAGGTGTGGCGCGCGGCGCAGCGAGACTTCGATTGGCAAGAGATGCGCGGCCGGCGGGCGGTCGCGGGGCTGGATCTGTCCAGCACCACCGACTTGACGGGCCTGGTGTTCCTGGTGGAGCCGCTGAAAGAGGGCGAGCCGTGGCTATTGGTGCCGTTCTGCTGGCTGCCTGACGTGGAGCTGCAGCGCAAGGCCGACACCGACCGCGTGCCCTACATCCAGTGGCGCACCGAGGGGTATCTGGACACCACGCCAGGCCGGGCCATCAGCAAGCGGGTGATCCTGCAGAAGCTGTCGGCCATGTGCGACTTCTTCGAGATCGTGGCGTGTGGGTATGACCGCTGGCGCATCGAGGATCTGATGGCCATGGCTGCGGATGACGGGATTTCGCTGCCGGAAATGAAGCCAGTAGGGCAGGGCTACAAGGACTTCAGCCCAGCGCTGGAGACGTTCGAGCGGATGCTGCTCAACGGCGAGATTGCCCACTCGGGCCACAAGGTGCTCGACTGGTGCATGAGCAATTCAGTGATCGAGCAGGACGGCGCGGAGAACCGCAAGCTGTCGAAGGAAAAAGCGACCGGCCGGATTGACTTGGCTGTCGCTGCCGTCATGGCCGCTGGCCTGATCAACACAACTCTCTCTACGGAGAAGTCCTTTTGGGAAACCGCATGACCATCAAAGACAAACTGCACACCGCGGCGGTAGCGGCGGCAGGCTTTTTGCCTGATGTGCTCATGATCGGCGGGGCCTATGGGGTGTCCTATGGTGCCTGGCTGGTGTACGGCCCGGCTGGCTACGTGGCGGGCGGTGTTTTCGCCCTAGTGGCCGGCATTGTGCTGGCGCGAGGTAGCAAGTAATGGGGTTCCTGGCCCGGGCGGTGTCCGAGCGCAAGTCCTACGACTCGCTGGAGCTGTTCCGCGAGATCTATGGCGGCAAGACCTCGAAATCGGGCGTCACGATCACCCTGGAGAACGCTTTCAAGGTGTCCGTGGCCTTCGCCTGCCTCAAAGTGCTGTCGCAGGGCGGCGCGCAGGTGCCTTTCAAGCTGTTCCAAGAGACTGAAATCGACGGCCTGAGCAACATTTCGCCAGCGAAAAAGCACCCGCTGTACGACCTTCTGGCCACCGCGCCGAACGACTGGACCACGTCCTTCGAGTTCCGCGAGACGCTGATCCTGCACGCGGCCCTGGGCGATGCCTACGCATTCATCAACCGGGCCGGATCGAGCGGGAAAATCCTCGAATTGATCCTGCTGGACCCCGCCAAGGTGCAGAAAGAGCAGAAGCCGGACTGGTCCATCGTCTACAAGGTGACCGGCCGCAGTGGTGCTGTGCAGGAATTCCCCGCGCAGGCCATCTGGCACGTCAAGGGGCCATCTTGGACAGGCCTGCAGGGCATGGACACCCTGAACCTCGCCCGCGAGGCCCTGGGCCTGGCAATTTCGACCGAGGAATCGCATTCCAAGCTGCACGAGAAGGGCGTCCGGCCTTCGGGCATGTACACCGTTGATGCCACGCTGAACGTGGAGCAATACGGCAAGCTCAAGGCCTGGATTGACAAGGAATTCGCGGGCGCCGAGAACGCCGGCACCGCCATGATCCTGGACCGGGGCGCCAAGTGGCTGCCCATGGCCATGACCGGCTTGGACGCCCAGCACCTGGAGACTCGCAAGTTCCAGATCGAGGAAATTTGCCGTTTTTTTGGTGTGATGCCAATCATGGTCGGGTACTCCGACAAGGCGGCCACCTACGCCAGCGCCGAGCAGATGTTCCTGTCGCACGTGGTGCACACGCTGTCGCCCTGGTATGCCCGGATCGAGAACAGCGCCGATGTCCACCTGCTGACGAAGAAAGAGCGGGCCGATGGCCACTACTTCAAGTTCGTGGCCGCCGGCCTGCTGCGCGGCGCCGCGAAAGACCGGGCCGAATACTACGCAAAAGCCCTGGGCGCGGGCGGTAGCCCGGCCTGGATGACTCAAGACGAGGTGCGCGCGCTCGAAGAACTGAACCCCAAGGGCGGCGACGCAGGCGAACTGCCTGTCGCCACGAACGTCCCACCAAAACCATCGTCCGACCCGAGCGCGGCGACCCCTTGAAAGGGCAGACATGACCACCAAGAACCTGGATTTCGCCTTCGAGCTGAAGGCCGCAGATGACGGCACCTTTGAGGGCTACGGGTCGGTGTTCAACATCACCGACCGAGGCGGCGACATCGTCATCCCTGGCGCCTTCGCCAACACCCTGGCCGAAGCGAAAAAGGCCGGCCGGATGCCTGCGATGCTGTGGCAGCACAACCAGCGCGAGCCCATCGGCGTCTATTCCGAGATGTCGGAGGACGCGGTAGGCCTGCGCGTGAAGGGCCGCCTGGCGCTCAAGACGCAACGCGGCTCCGAGGCCTACGAACTCATGAAGATGGGCGCCCTGACCGGCCTGTCCATCGGCTACCGCGTGCGCGATGACAGCTGGGACCGCGTCACCGGCGTGCGCACCATCAAACAGGCCGACCTGGTGGAGATTTCCCCGGTCACCTTCCCTATGAACGACGCTTCGCGCGTCTCGGCTGTCAAGACCATCGAGGATCTTGACAGCCTGTCCGAATTCGAGCGCCACCTTCGTGATGTCGGTGGATTCTCGAAGAGCGAGGCCACCGCACTGGTGTCCCGCATGAAGAGCATTGTCAGCCGGGGTGATCCCGGGGATGGCTCTGGATCGTTGGCCGATCTCGTCGGCTCCCTGAAAGCGCGTGCCGTCTTCTGACCAACGCAATCCCCGTAGCACTGGCCGCCCTTGAGGCGGCTTTTTCATTCCCGAAAGGCAAACATCGTGAAAATCACCCGTCAAAATCTCGCCCTGGCGTTCTGCGCTGTGATGGCGCTCGTCGCGGTGGCCGCATTCGCCGGCTATCCCATCATCAACTACCTGCCGCCTGAAGTTCTGGCCGGCCTGGCGGCTGCGGGCTCTATGCCCTTCGTCGCATCGGGCGAAACCACGCTGCTGGAGATCAAAAACGTCCTGGAGGGCCAAGGCAAGGCCTTCGAAGAGTTCAAGAAGGCCAATGACGACCTGATCAAGGCTAAGGCCGATGGCAAGGCTGTCGGCGACCTGGAAGCGAAGGTAGCGGAACTCGGCAAGGCGCTCGACAAGTTCGATGAACTCAAGACCGCCATCGAAGAGATCCAGAAGAAGGCCGCCCGTCCGCAGAACGACACCGAAGCCAAGGCCGCCAACGATCTGGCCGCCGAAGTCAAGGGCTTCAACATCTCTCTGCGCGCCGAGTTCCAGGCCAAGGGCAAGCCATTCCCTGGCGAGCTGAATGCTGATGCGTACACGCAGTACAAGTCGGGCTTCTTCAAGGTCGTTTCTGGCGTTTCCGTGGACGACCTGACCCCCGACGAACGCAAAGCCATGTCGGCCGGCTCGGACCCCGATGGCGGCTACCTGCTGCCCCACGCCACCCAAGGCGCCATGCTGGGCAAGATCTACGAGCAGTCGATCATGCGTCAGCTGGCCACCGTGCAGACCATCAGCACCAACGACATCGAAGGTCTGCTGGACAACGACGAAGCCAGCGCCGGCTGGGTGTCGGAACTGGGCACCCGCTCGGATACGTCCACCCCGCAGGTCGGCAAGTGGCGCATCGAGGCGCACGAGATGTACGCCATGCCAAAGGTGTCGCAGCGCATCCTGGACGACGCTGCAACCAACGTCGAAGCCTGGCTGTCCGGCAAGATCGCCGACAAGTTCGCCCGCGTTGAAGGCGCCGCGTTCTGGACCGGCACCGGCGTCGGCCAGCCCAAGGGCCTGACGTCCTACGACACGGCGGCAACCGGCGATGCAAGCCGCGCCTGGGGCACGTTCGAGCATGTGGTGACGGGCGCCAACGGTGCCTTCCACACGACGCAGTTTGACCCCGTGGTCAACCTGATCGGCGCGCTGAAAGACCAGTACCTGGCCAACGCATCCTTCACGATGCGCCGCAGCGTCCGCACCGCGGCCCGCCTGCTGAAGGAATCGACCACCAACCGCTACCTGTGGGAACCCGGCATGCAAGTCGGTTCGCCAGAGCGCCTGATGGGCTACCCCGTGCGCGTGGACGAGTACATGCCCGCCCTGGGCACCGGCTCGCTGTCGCTGGCATTCGGTGACTTCCGCCAGGCGTACCTGATCGTGGACCGCATGGGCGTGCGCACGCTGCGCGACCCCTTCACCGCCAAGCCCTATGTCGTGTTCTACACGACCAAGCGCACCGGCGGCGGCGCGCAGAACACCGAGGCGCTGAAGTTCCTCAAGTTCTCGACCTGATCGGCCAGGGGCCCGCCATCCGGTGGGCTCCAACCCCAACCACTTGAAAGAATACCCATGACATCCATGCTCAAAAACGTGAAGGTCACGCCCGTTGCCGCATCTGCTGCAGCCGCGACGACCGAAGTTCTGACCAGCGTGCTGGACATGTCCGGCTACGACGGCGTGATGTTCATTGCCCTGCTGGGCGATGTGACCACCACGTCTGTGCTGACACTGACCGCCAAGGGCAACACCGCCAGCTCCACCAGCTCGCCCACCCCGGTGACGCAGGTGGCAACCGCCGCCTTCACCGCTGACGCCACGAGCGGCGACGACAAGGCCTTGGTGGTGGACGTGTACGACCCGCAGCTGCGCTACGTGTTCGCCAGCCTGACCCGCACCGTGGCCAACGCCGTGGTGAATGGGGTCATCGCCATCCAATACAAGGCTGAATTCCGGCCCACCACCCAAGCCGCGACGGTCATCGCCTCGGCAATGGGCCCAGGCGTCGCCGCCTGATGCGTGAAGCGCCTGCCCACGCGGGCGCTTTGCAGATCACGAACAGGACGCACCAATGATCATCACCCTGCCAGAAGCAAAGCTGCATCTGCGCGTTGACCACGACGACGAAGACGCGCTGATCACCTCCAAGATCATCGCGGCCGAGTCCCTGGTGTGCCGGTACATCAACCGTGGGGTGTATGCAGACCAGAACACGCTGAACACCGCCAAGACCGCCGCGCCCACCGCGCTGTCGGCCGCCACGGTGGTCTATGACGCGGCCATTGAGGCCGCTGCCCTGGTCGAAAGCGTGGTCGAAAAGGCTGCCGCCATCGAAGCCGCCGAACAGGAGTACCTGGACGCCCAGACCCTGGCCCGCATGGCGCGCGCTGGCATCGTGACCAATGATTCGTTCAAGGCTGCGGTGATGCTGGTGCTGGGTCACCTGTACGAGCACCGCGAGGACGTGGTTGTCGGTGTGACCGTGGCGACCCTGCCCAACGGCGCCGAGTACCTGGTCGAGCACCTGAAGGTGTACCGCTGATGCAAGCCGGACGCCTCAACCGCCGCTGCGTCATTCAGGCCCCGGGCACCGCCCAGGACGAGCTGGGCCAGCCTACCCCCGGCTGGACGGACTTCGCCACTGTGTGGGCCGACATCCGCATGAAGTCGGGCCTGGAGTCGATCAAGGCGGGCGCCCCGGTGTCGGTCGTTGCTGCATCGATCCGCATCCGCTACCGGGCTGGCGTGAACGCAGGCATGCGCGTGGTGCACAACCTGGTGGCCTACGAGATCAAGGCGGTGATGCCGGATGTGTCGGGGCGTGTGTTCCTGGATCTGGCCTGCGAAGTGGTGAACTGACATGGGCATGGGTGTGCGCATGAACGTGGCTGGCTTCAAGGAGCAGCTGCGCGCCGAGGTGGACAAGCTGCACGCGGCCACCCGCCCGGCGGCCCAGGCGGGCGCCCAGATCATCTACGAGCGCGCACGCATCGAGGCCCCTGTATCGGCTGACAGCCACTTCTTCTACATCCGGGGCCGCAAGTACGGCCCCTACGCACCCGGCACGCTGCGGGACGCGATCTATCAGGTGTTCAGCAAGGACAACAGCTTCAAGGACGTGAGCACGTACCACATCAGCTTCAACAAGAGCGAGGCGCCGTATGGGTTCATCGTCCACAACGGCACCAGCCGCACGGCGGCCCATCCGTTCATCAGCAAGGCAGTTGTCGAAACCCGCACACAAGTTCGGGCGGCCATCAAGGCGCGCTACATCGAAGAGGTCAACAAATGAGCATGGAAGCCGACCTCTCGACGCTGCTCAAGACCGTGTGCCCGCGCACGTTCCCGGACGTGGCCGACATCGGCACCGCGCCGCCGTTCATTGCCTGGCAGCTGCTGGGGGGTGAATCCCTGCGGGCGCTGGACAACACCGCGCTCGACAAGCGAAACAGCTATGTGCAGGTGTCGGTCTACAGCACGACCCGTCTGGAGTCGCTGACCAAGATCCGTGCGGCAGAAGAGGCGATGTGCGCCAGCCCTGCGTTCACCTGTACCCCAATGGGTGAGCCGCTGGCCACCTATGAGCCCGACACCAAGCTCTACGGCGCCATCCAGCGCTTTTCGATCTGGGCCGCGCGATAGCCCACTGAATTAGGCGAAAGCCGACAAAGCAAGCCCCTCTCGGGAAACCGGGCGGGGCTTTTTTCATGCCCGCTGAGGGCAGCAACCCGACCGCCCCAGAGGCGGTTTTTTCACTTCTGAAAGGCCCTCACCATGGCACAAGTCCCAACCGGCACCACGATTTTCGTTGCATCCGTTTTCGCATCCGCGCTGACCTTTAGCGCAGCCAGCAACGCCACTGAATGCGTTCTCACCATGGCCAGCACCACTGGCTTGGCAAATGGCGACTTCGTGGAAGTCTCCAGCGGCTGGGGGCGCCTGAATCTGCGCGCCGCACGCATCAAGAGCGTGGTTCTCAACACCTCGATCACGCTGGAAGGCATGGACACCACGTCCACCACGTTCTTCCCAGCTGGTGCTGGTGCTGGCAGCGTGCGCAAGGTTTCGACCTGGCAGCAGATCACCATGATCACGGCCGTGTCCAGCAATGGCGGCGATCCCGTGACCGTGGACTACAAGTACCTGGAATCGGACGTTCGCTACAAGATGAACGACGGTTTCAACGGCACCGACTACACGCTGACCATGGACGCTGACGCCATCAGCACCGCTGGCTACACGGCCCTGAAGAACCTGACCGACGTTCAGACCAGCACCATCCTGCGTGTTGTGACCCGCTCGGGCCAGATCCAGCTGATCCCCGGCACCGTGGCGCTGAACGAGTCCGTGCAGATGAATGACGGCCAGATCAACACCGTGACGGCCTCCATCTCGGGCAACAACCGCACCACGCGCTACGCCTCCTGATCCCCGGCGAAAGCCACCCCAGCACCGACGCAGGCTGCTGTCTTCCTTTCGCGGGGAAGCGGCAGCTTGCGCACGGGCATTTGTAACCCCGCGAAGAAAGACTCATATGGCAACCATCAAGCTCGGCAACAAGCCAAAAAACTTCAAGCGCATCGTCAAGTTCCCATTGCTGGAAGGCGGCGAGGGCTCCATCGAATGCAACTACAAATAC